CAAAGGCTCTTTCGATTTCTGCGATTGGGTTGTGTGTGTATTTAGTTAGTTTCATAGTAAAATTATTTATAACACAAGCCAGTTTTTAGCAGCAAGAACTGCTACCGCAAACATCAACAGGTGCACAAGACTCTGGTGGTGCTGTAGTTGATGGTGTTACCTCTTCGTCGTCATCAAAAAGCTTGATTACTTCTGGCTCTTGACCTGTACCTTGCTGCGGCTGCTGAATAGGAGGTTGTGGGTTATTAATGTTCTCGTATTGTGTAATAATGCGCTCATCGAGCTCTACATCAGAAACACTAATCGAGGATTTTGCAAACGTCCAATTATTCTTTTCTTTGTCTTTAAGAAATTCCATAAAGATATAAGGGAAAGATTGCACTTGGAGTTGCCCGGTTGCTTGATCGGGTTGAACGTGAATAATCACAGGGTTAAAAAGAGTAATACTATCTTTAGTCTCCTTTTCAACCTTACCAACTACAGTTCTACCAATATGATCAACGATGGTTTTAATTTGTTTGTCTGCCATATATATATTTTATATAAAAGTTATAAATTGCAACTGTTTAACTAAAAAGATCAAATAATTCTACCTGAACATTTTCCGCAGGTTTACGAATCTTCCACCCTACACAGTCATAAAATCTCTCAATACCTTGAAAGAGAATTTTTTCAAACATCTTATCATAGTCAATCTTAAAGACATCATTAAACTCATTAGGATAGTCGTACTTAAAGCCAATACTCTCTAAACCGTATTTATTAGGTTTTTCCAAGTACATATATCTTACTTTATCTCCCGAACCAAGAGACTCATACTTGTTTCCAGTTTGAAGTTTTTCCAGAAGCAAATTATAGAAGTATGCCGACTTAACATGAATAGGCATACTCTTTACAGTAGTAAACTCATTACACGATACCGCGTATTTTTCGTATCCTTTAACACCCATTACAAAAGCCAACTCTTCCGGTTTAAGCTCTTTAAAGATATCATAAGTTTCGTTAAGTATTTTATTAGTTTCAGATAATGACTGCGTACTTAACATAGTTTCAATTATCTTTTTAGCATAAGGCTTAATTGCATTAGGCATAGTAGTTCGAACTACCTCAACACCTGTATACTTAAATTTATTTTCCTTAATACCTTCATCATCGAGAATATGCATTACATATCTTTTCTTCTGCAAGAAAACACCTACATCAGCAATACACTCTCGCTTGAATACAAATCGACTATCTTTAGATAGTAGAGATTTCTTTGCCCATTGATGAACGCCATCGTTTAAGTAGTCTTCAATCTCTTGAATCTTATCATGCGTATCTTGATGTACGTCATTTCCATCTAAAAAATTTAAGCCCTTATTAACAAGAGGTGTAATAGAAACATAGGAAGAATCCGTATCGTTATATACAATACAACCTTCAAGCTCTCTATCAGAGATATCAGGGATTTCTTTTTTGATAAATTCCTTAATAAGCTCATTTGAATATTTAATAACTGCTTGTCCGGTTAGCGTGACCGAAGATGCAATATCGTCGTCACCAATAGGAGCATTCTTATTACCCATATATCCATAACACGAGTTAATAAGAATCTTTATAACCATCTGCGAAGTATTAAGTCTTTCCACTTCGTATTTAGCTTCAATATATTCAGGGGTATTTTTGTTAAGTTTCTTGAGTTTAGTCTTAGCTTTAAAAAGGTCCTTTTTAATCTTTACTCGTTGATTGTAATAATACTCTAGAAACTCCGGAATAATTCCTTTCTTCTTTTGAGTAAAAAGGAACCCAGCTTTCGAAAGAGCACATTCTTCATCTTTAAGGAACTTTGCAAATGCCGGTCGATCTAACTCAAATAATTTTCCACTAACATGCTGTATAACTACCTTTTTATCAGTAGTCTTTTCAACTTTACCTACTTTTGTTTCCGGTGAAGTATTAAGCGATATCATCACATTAGGGTATAGTGAGTTAGCGTCAAATGATACTATATGATTCTTAAAACCATTCTTAGGTTCGGCTACATAAGCACCAGGATTCTTACCAGTATCAGCATTTCGTAAAAACGTCGCAATAACTTCACCTCGTTTTCTAGCTTTAATACATAACGCACCATTAATAACCCCGATAGTTCCCATTGCACCCTCTAACGTAGTTAAACCTACATAAGATAGCTTACGCAATAAAGGAACATATTGTAATTTTTCTTCTAGTCTTACTAGTAAGTTAACGTCTTGAATATTATAGTCAATAAATGTATTCCAATCTTCATCAGATAACGTTGCGAGATTAGTATCACCATAATCTATCTTTCGTTGACCTAACTCTACTTCGCCAATAGCATCTAGTTTATAAGACTCTCTAAGTTTTAAACAAAAACGTCTATATACATCAAGATAATCTAAACAAGCAATACCATCAATATAGTAACGTTTTTGCTCTTTACCAAATTTACCTTTGATAGCTCTAAAATGTACTCTACCTAACGGAGATAACCGATTAACATATTCTTGACCGAGTATATGTTCAATTCTATTTATGATATAAGGTATATCAAAAAACTCAGAGTTCCATCCACTCAAAATATCCGGATAGTCGCTTTCCAAATATTCAATAAATCTTATAAACATTTCTCGCTCATCTTGACAATGAACGTAATTTAGATTATCTTCACCTTTACCAGTATAAGGTTTAATTCCAAACGTATGAAACTTCTTACTAAAGTTATCATAGCAAGTAATAACATTTACTACATGAGTAGGATTTTCAGGATCAGGAAAAGAGTCCGGAGAGTAAGTCTCAATATCAAGTAAGCATGTTTTTAGAGGGTGAGTACTAAATTCCTTTTCTTCGTTTTGCTCCCAATACAAATCAAGTAAAAATTGCTGAGCAGGAGGCATATTTTCAAATACCCTCTTAACGTTCGACTCTCTTACAAACCGTGATCTATCGTAGCTAGTATTAAACTTACGCTTTCTGACTTTAGTACCGTAAATAGACGTTTTATCGCCACCATTATTTTCTAGATACAAATAAGGTTCAAAGGAACATTCATGCATTACTCGTTTACCATCAGTATCCCAGGTAAACAAATTTACGCATCGGTTTCTACCGTTATAAACTACATTACGATATGACATCTACTATATTATAGTATATAGTAGTTCCTAATTCCATCTCTTAAGTTTGTCTCTTTCACTACTACCCCAAGGAGTGTTTAGACTTTCTAGATAAGCTCCTATATTATCATCCTTTTCTAGAATTCTTTTCTCACCAATAGCTCTTAGTTTACGAATATTACCAAAATATGAAGCTTTATTTTTGAAAGCGAGTATAGAGTTAATTTTTGATTCAAATTCTTCTACAGTAGAGAACTTTAAGTTATCAGGTGCTGTATTGTATGTTTCCATATTCTGACATAAACATGGTATACCTAATGTACATGCTTCAATAAATTTAATGTCTGACTTAGCTCTGTTAAAATCATTTACTTGAAGAGGTGCAACCATAAGTTGTGCATTTAAGCTTTCAATAAGATATGGATACTTAATTAAACTTTGCCAGGGGTAAAATTCTATTTCTCTTTGTTGAACTAAATCTAATAACTGAGGAGGAAATGCACCAACAAATACCCATTGATATTTTTTAACTGTCTTACGAATAAAGTCTCTTACTTCAGACATATCATCTTTACCCCCTGTCTTATTATCAACATCATAATGAGCTCCAGAACCTGTATATAAAATACGAGGTCGATTTTTATTCTTTTTAAACTCTCGTTCTACTTTACGTGGGTTGTATAAGTGGCCCATCCAAAAATTTGGAACAAAGTTCGGTATAACCGTAATTTTTTCTTGTCCAGTCTTTTCAGTATATAACCGTTTCATGAATTCACATGTTACTGTTACCTCATCTACTAAATTAATAATATCAACGCAATTTTGTCTTACCTCTTCAGTATCAAATGCAAATTTAAATTTATTATAATCAGGGATAACTTCTTTAAAAACGACATCATCGACTTCATAAATGATTTTAAAATCATGATCGTTTTGCAATCTCTTAAGATACTTAATAAATTCCTTTTGTTGAGAAGACGCTTGTCTTTGTACTTTAACTGTTTTGATTCCTTGATACCACCTAGGGTCCGTAACCATTGCTGTAGTAGATTGTGACATACCGTCACCACGAGAATTAATAACTGATTCAGGCCATAATATCCTCCAATGACCACACCCAGAATAATCAGCTAAGTAGTTTACATACCGCGGTAAGTGCGCTTCTTTAGGTCTAAGATCTTCTTTTGGTTTTTGTGGAATGGGTTTAGGTACACCTGGTAAGCCTACTATAGGTGACCCATAGGGTTGCGGATATGGAGAAGCGCCAATCATATATTATATAGTTTAAAGTTCAGTATAATCTACCCTACGTGTAATACCGTTTTCTTTTTCCAAATATATAACATCACCGGTTACTGCTTTGATAGATTCTTTACGATGTGAAATTACTATTGAGCATTCATCCAACTCTTCAACTCTATCTTGTAATATATGAGTTATAAGTTCTATACCCTTTTCATCAAACGAAGAGTCAAACAGTTCGTCGTAGATTGCAATATTATATTGAACACCACCTTGTAATCGACGTATATCAGAGAATGTAAACAGACATGCCAGATCAATCGACTTACGTTCAGCACCGGAAAAATTAAAATACGAACATACTTTATTTTTTTCGTTAAGTATCTCTTCTTCAAAGTACTCGTTAAATATACAAATAGAGTTTGAATCTAATCTCTTAAGATAATGCAGTAGTTTACTATTTAGAAGTTCCAAAAGTTTATTTACAATATAAGACTTAACGCCTTCTTCTGATACAATATACTTTACAATATCGAGCTTAGCTAATTCTTCTCTATGCTCTTTAACTTTCTTAGCTAACTTATTAACACGTGACTTTGTTTCGATAATTAACTGATCAAAATCTGTATCTGTTGACTCAATAGCCTCTAAGTCACCTTCTAACTCTTCTTGCCATTTATCCAACTGCTCTATTCTTTGTTCAATGTTCTTCTTGTTTTGTTCTTGTAGTCTAGCTTCTGATATTTTATTTTGACACTGACTAATTGCTTTTAAAAATCTATCTTTCTTTACTCTTAGTTCCTTTAACCCATCAGAATAGTTTTTGATGTCTTCAACAGCTTCATGAATCATTTCTTTAAGCTTTTCTTTCTCTTTAGCTATAAGATCACTATCATGATCTTCCATAGACCTAAGACAGACAGGACATTTTTCTTCATCTGTACCCATCTTTTTATATGTTTCCTTTCTTGTAGCGGCTAAAGCTTTATTACGAGCAACAGCCTCTAAATTAGTTTCAATTCTTAAGTCTTGATCTTGAGCTGCTTCTTCAAGAGCAGATATTTGTGTTTTGATCTTTTCTACATTTATTTCCTCAACTTGATCTAACTCGCTTTCTAGTTTTTCTTTCTCTTCGGTATTATCTTTTTGACGACCAAGGTATTTTTCTTTCTTATCCTTTCTCGTTTGCAAGATACGCTGCTTTTGGTCTTCATAATTTTTATAGGCTTTTTCAATCTCTTCTAATTTAGTTAACTGCGTGTCATGCTCCTTAGATATCTCATTATATTCAGTACGTAATGCTGTTAACATAGTACTAAAAATTTCCATACCAAAAATATCTTCAATAAACTTTCGTTTTTCAATTTTATTTTTAGCCATAAATGGAACTGCATTATTAACTGTCATAATAACACAGTTTTGAAAGATTGATGGAGAAGCGCTTAATACGCTATTGATGTATGCTGTAGTATTCTTGATACTATCCCGTGTTCTATCAACACCGTCCTTAAAAATAGTTACCTTAGACGGAGATAAAGTTCGTATAATTTTATATTGATTAACTCCCTTAGTTGAATCTAGCTCAAAGTCTAATTCAATATGAGTTTTACCATTAGTTAGGTTATTAGGTATAAGATCCTTCTTTAACTCTCTTAATGTTTCACCAAAAATAGCAAAATAAATAGCATCAGCAATAGTACTCTTGCCTATAGCATTACGTCTATCAGGCTTATCTTTATTCTTACCGGTAATAACATGAAGACCTTTACTAAACTCTACTGTTACAGGCTTTTCACCAACTGATAAAAAATTTACTATACTAATCTTTTTAAAGTTTACTTTTTTCATATAAACCAAGCGTGTAGTCTATTATCTCCTTTTTATTCTTAATTTCAAGTAGGTTGACGAACTCTTCTATAGCTTGTGGTATATCAATACCTGATAGATCTTCCTTATTATCTGTATCATCAATTAACCGATTAAAGTTTATATCATAGTCAACTGTTAATACCTCTGGCTTGAGCATAGTTAACTTCTTTAAAAGAATATCCATATCAGCTTGAGATATATTTCTATCAACCTTTAGTTTAGTTATATTTCCAGCAAACATATTAACAATATTTTTTGTAATAGTCTTTTCACGAACTAGTTCACTCAACGATACTTTCATATAGTTAGGTGATATGTTATTAGGTGTAAACTCGTATTCTAAAGTATCTAAATCTAATACATAATAACCTTTTTGATTATCTGCATCACCGAAATCCATTTGAAAGGGGTTACCAACATACAAAATCGTTCCTTTACCAAACTTCTTTTCATGTCTTGTATGAAAATGCCCTGATACAACTAACGGACTCTTCTTTAATAAATCCTTTACCTTAAGTCCTTCTTCACAAACCTTATAAGAATTCATCTTAAAAGTTTCAATCTCAAAATGGCCAAAGACTATATCACTTTCAGGTATATCTTTAACGTTTGTGTTCCAAGGACAGAAGGTTATGGTACGATCAAAAGCTTCAATCGTATCGAACTTGTCTAAAATAGTAACATTTTTACGCTTCTTGAAAATAGATAGTGAATTAACATCTGTTCTATGTTTATAGTAAATATCATGGTTAC